GTATGAAGAGAGTAAAGCTAGGACAGAACATTTAAAAGCAGAGTTACTAGAGCTAGAAAGACAGCAAAAAGAACAAAGTTTAGTACCAGTAGAGGAGGTAAATTTAAAATGGCAGTCAATTATTACAAACACCAGAAATAAGATGTTAGGTGTTGCATCAAAGGCGCAACAAAGATTGCCTGATTTAGATGTAAGTGCTGTTAATTGTATAGATGACATTGTAAGAGAAGCGTTAGAGGAATTATCTGCTGCATGACAAGCATTTTTGATTTAGAAAAAAAAGCATATGAAGCATTCAAGCCACCAAAAAAACTAAGCCTTAGTGATTGGGCTGATGAGTACGCCAGACTAAGTGTAGAAAGTTCAGCAGAGGGTGGGAGATGGCGCACATTGCCATATCAAAGAGGAATCATGGATGCTGTAACAGATCCTCATATTGAACAAATATCAGTAATGAAATCAGCAAGAGTTGGGTATACAAAAATTCTTAATCATATTATTGGCTATCACATACAAAATGATCCTTGTTCCATGATGCTAGTATTTCCAACACTTGATGATTGTCAGTCTTACAGTAAGGACGAAATTTCGCCAATGCTTCGGGATACTCCTTGCTTACAAGGTACAGTAAGTGATCCTAAAGCTAAAGATGGTAATAACACGTTATTAAAGAAAAATTTCGCAGGAGGCACGTTGTCTTTAGTAGGTGCTAATTCACCAAGAGGATTTCGTATGGTTTCACGGCGTATAGTTATGTTTGATGAAACTGATGGTTATCCACCATCTGCTGGTACTGAAGGTGATCAGATTAAATTAGGAATAAAAAGAACAGAATTTTTTAGTAATAGAAAAATAATTGCTGGTTCTACTCCAACGGTAAAAGATTTTAGTCGCATAGAAAAATTATTTAATCAGACTGATCAACGCCGTTATTACGTGCCTTGTCCGATTTGTAATCATATGCAGTATTTAAGATGGGCTAATTTTGAATGTTTTAATAACGATCCATCAACAACAATTTACAAATGTGAGCAATGTAATGGTCATATCCCACCTAATAAAAAACGATGGATGATAGAAAGAGGTGAATGGAGAGCTACTGCTCCTTTTAATGGCAAACATGTAGGATTTCATATTTGGGCGGCATATTCATACTCACCAAATGCAACGTGGCCCAATTTAATGGAAGAATATATTGAATGCAAAAAAGATCAGGAGCAGCTTAAAACTTTTATCAATATTACTTGTGGAGAAGTATATGAGGATGAATATCATACAAAAGCAAGCGCAGATGGATTAGCAAAACGCGCGGCAGAAGAAACATATAAAGAGGGCATCCCACCAAAAGAAGTTTTAATTTTGACTTTAGGTATTGACGTTCAAGATGATCGTTTAAGTATGTCAATAATAGGTTTTGGTCGAAATGAGGAGATGTATCTAGTTGATAGAAAAGTTATTTATGGATCTCCAGCAAGAGCCGATTTATGGGCGCAACTTGATGAAGTTTTGCAAAGTAAGTATATAAATGAAGATGGTAAGGAATTAAAGATTGATACAGCAGCAATCGATACCGGTGGTCATTATACTCAAGAAACTTACCAGTACGTTAGAGAAAGAGAGCAGCTTGGACTAATAGGTATTAAAGGTATGGGGCAAAAGGGTAAACCCCCTTTAGGGAAGATTTCTAAGGTTGACATTAACTACAGAGGTAAAGTTTTAAAAAGAGGATTAAGTTTGTATCCAGTTGGTGTTGATATCATAAAAACTACATTGCATAACAAGCTAAAAGATGCAGAAGTCGGTCATGGTTATATTCATTTTTATCCAACGACAACAAATACATACTTTGAAGAATTAACAGCAGAAAGACAAATATTGGTTTACAAAAATGGCTACCAAGAAAGAGTATGGAAAAAGAAAAATAATCAAGCTAATGAGGCATTAGATGAGATGGTGTATGCATATGCAAGTTTTCAGCGTTTACTACAAAAATATGACAGAAAAACAATATATGATCAGTTTGCAAAAAGATTTGAAGATAAAAAGCCTATAAAGGAGGCTAAGATAGACTTAAATCGTACTAATTCGCCTAAAAGGTCGAATTTTGTCGCTAATTGGTAATTAAATTATGGCTATTCCATCAAAGATTAGACAAGGAGATTTTGTTGAATGGACTATTCCAACAACAAATGATGTAAAAGGAAATATTATTTCAAGTCCAGATTGGCAAGTTATTTACTATTTGAGAACAAATACTGCACCAATAGGATCTACAGTTACGAGTACTCCTGATTCAAATGGTTTTAAATTTACGATAGATAGCAGTGTTACCCAGACTTTTCCAGATGGTGATTGGTATTATCAAGCTGTAGCTGATAAATCAGGAGCAGAAAAACAAACTATTTTAAGTGGTGCTTTTAAAGTAGAGAAAAGCTTAGTGTTTAGCGGTAATGCTACTAATTATGATGGAAGAACACAGATTGAAAGAGACTTACAAACTGTTCAAGCAGCGATAAGAAATATAATTAGTGGTGGAGCAGTTCAAGAATATAAAATTGGAACAAGATCAGCTAAAAAATATGAGCTTTCAGAATTAATAATGCTAGAAAGTAGATATAAGGCAGAATTAATAAGAGAAAAACAAGCACAATTGATAGATGATAATCTTGGTAATCCAAGAGCAACATTTGTGCGTTTCACTGGAGCTTACTAATGGGTATCAGATCAAATATTTCAAATGCAGTCAAAAGAGTTTTAGGTTTTGGGAAAAACTCAAATCCATTAAAAAACTTAAGAGCATATCAGGGTGCATTAGTTTCGAGATTAAATAATGATTGGATGGCAAGCCAGCTAAGTGCTGATGCTGAAATTAGAAACAGCTTAAGAAGGCTTAGGGATAGATCAAGAGAGTTAGTTAGAAATAATCCATATGCAAGACAAGCCAAGAGAACAACACAGATAAATATGGTTGGAACTGGAATGAAATTTCAATCTAGAGTTACAGGAATAAGAAGTAATAAAAGAGATCAAAGAGTAAATAATTTAATAGAACAAAAATGGGCTGAATGGTCATCGCCAAATAGCTGTGATTGTGCAGGTAGATATGGATTTCATGAATTTGAGTGGTTAGCGGCTGGAGCTTTATGTGAATCTGGTGAGGCTATTTTTAGAATTGTTAGACAACAATTTGGAGATTCAAAAGTTCCTCTTGCTTTACAGCTTATAGAGTCAGATATGTTAGATGAGGAATATACAGGGAAAACATTAAGTGTAAAAAATGAATGGCGAAATGGCGTAGAGATTAACGAATGGGGTAAGGCTGTAAGGTATGCTATCCTCACGAAGCACCCTGGCGATGCTTATTATTTAGATTTTTCAAAAAACCAAAAAAATCATATATTAATACCAGCAAACGACATAATACATTTATATTTACCAGAAAGACCAGGTCAAAATAGAGGTGTTCCTTGGTTTCATAGTGTCATGGCAGATATGCACCAACTACAGGGATATGAGGAAGCCGCAGTTATTAGGGCCAGGGCAGGCGCAAGCATAATGGGCTTTGTGGAAAATGATCAGGGTGAGCTTATTGGTGATGATGTTGTTAATGGTCAAAGAATACAATCGTTTGAACCTGGCACATTTAGATATTTGATGCCAAATGAGAAGGTTACAATCCCAGATATAGATTATCCAAGTCAGCAATATGAGATGTTTGTAAAAAACAAAATCAGGCGTTTTGCGACCGGAATTGGATGTAGTTTTGAAACTATCTCAAAAGATTTCAGCGAAACTAACTATTCAAGTTCAAGGTTAAGTCTTTTAGAAGACAGAGAACATTGGAAGTTTTGTCAAAAGTATTTGATAAATAATTTACACCTAAGAGTATTTAAAGAATGGATGAAGTTAGCAATTTTAGTAGGAGAGTTAGATTTTGAGGATTATGCGACAAGACCAGAAAGATATATAAAACCAAGATGGACTCCACCAGCACAGCACTATGTTGACCCTTTAAAGGAAGTAAGAGCTTTTAGAGAAGCAGAACAAGCTGGTTATATGAGTAAAGCTCAAGTAATAGCAGCTACAAATGGTGGTGATTATGACGATATTATTTCAGAAATATCACGAGAACAGGAAGTTGCTAAAGACTTAGGCGTTACATTGGATAAAGATCTTGATCTTGAGGTCGAAATGGGTCAGTTAGAACTTGATTTGTCTTCTAATCAACCAGCAACTCCAAGAATTGCACCAATTAGATCTAAACGAACACGAAAAAAGACTAACTAATTATGGCAAATGTAAGCGGCACAGAAATCAATCTTAAGCCTACTGATGGCATGAAGACTGAGGCACAGAGGTATAAAAACTGGAAAAAAGAAGGTAAGGCTGGTGGTACACAAGTGGCGGCAGTTAGAGCAACACAAATAATAAGTGGGCGAGAGCTTTCCGCTGACATTGTGCTGCGCATGTTTAGTTTTTTCAGCCGCCATGAAGTAGATAAAAAAGCAGAAGGTTTTAGGCAAGGAGAAAAAGGATATCCGTCAAAAGGAAGAGTGGCCTGGGCAGCTTGGGGAGGTGATGCAGGCTTTAGTTGGAGTCGAGGAAAAGCAGCAGCTATAAAAAAAGCAAGAGAAAGAGCAGATATTATAGAAATGGCAAGGCCATATCCAAATGAGCATGCAGCAACAATAGTAGATTCAAGCCAATTTGATACATTTAGAAGGTCAAATGATGAAAGAGGAGAGGGTATAGACTATATTTTTGGTATAAAGGATAATGAAGAGGGAGCAGAGCTTCAATCAATTCGATTTAGGCTTACTCAGTATTCATCATCTCAGGCTTTACAATGGCTCGAAGACAATGAATTCGATCCAGTTAAATTTGAACCAGCCACCAATGAAAAAACTATGACTGATGATTCTAAAAAAATAGAAAGAGCAGAGCCAGACGGCCTAAAAGTCGGTGATTTTGTCTCATGGAATTCTAGTGGAGGTCGAGCTAGAGGGAAAATCGATCGTATTGTAAGAGATGGATCAATTGATGTACCAGATAGTTCTTTTACTATTACTGGCACAGCAGATGATCCAGCAGCACTTATAACTTTATATAGAAATGGTGAGGCTACTGATCGTAAAGTTGGTCATAAGTTTTCTACTTTGACAAAGATTGCAGCTATAAGAACAATAGATTCTGATGATAAGTTTGAAAGAAAAGAAGTTACTGATTTTAAAAATGTTAAAGCAAGGACATTTGAGTTTCCTTTTTCTTCAGAGTTTCCGGTCAAGCGTTATTTTGGTAACGAAATATTAAGTCATGAAGAAGGAGCAGCGGATCTATCAAGATTAAATGATGGAGGCATAGTTCTCTTCAATCATGATATGAATAAACCCATTGGAGTAGTCGAGTCAGCCAGAATTGACTCAGAAACCAAACGCGGTTATGCAAAAATTCGTTTTTCAAGAAATAAGCTTGCGACTGAAGTTTTACAAGATGTTTCTGATAATGTAATTAGAGGTGTATCTTTTGGTTATTCAATTAATGATATTGATGAAACCGAAGATGGCATGCTCGCTAGAAGCTGGAGTGTACACGAATTATCGGTTGTAACTGTTCCGGCTGATCCAACAATTGGGTTTGGAAGAAGCTTGATTGCACCCTCTCAAGGTAATAGTATTACTATGGAAGATAAGTCACCTAATCAGGAGATCAATTCTGCGGATGATTCCGCATCACCCTCTGTTCGCACTATGGAAGAACCTATTAAAGAAACTAAGGTTGAAGCGGAGAAATCCGTTGAAATCGACATCAAAGCCGAAGTTCAACGCG